CAATATACTTATCAATATTTTGAGTAGCCTTTTCCCACCCCTCATCCCTGAATGTAACAGAGATTTCGCCTTCAACTCGGCCCAGTGAATACCTCCCGGGCCCACTAAAACCAGATGAGTTACCAGTAGACCCGAGAGCCATTAGATACCTTTCTTCTTAAGGTCCTTCATTGGGTCCCTAAACTGAGAAGTATCTGTACTTTCGTTAGCATAATCGCCCAAGAAGCGACGTAGTACTTTCTTTCTAGCCGCAATTCTAGCTTGGTCGGATTTAGCTAGCATTTCGGCGTTTTGCATTTCTGTTTCAACATTTGATCCAAAAATGAAAACTGCTCTATTGAAGTAGTACGCAATAAGTGGATCTTCAATGTTAAATATTAAACTGGGCAGGGTGTGGTAGACTTTCGCCATTTGCCACGCTTCCCACACCAGCTCCGGATCCTCCACGAAAAGAATTCGCTTGCTTGGTTCCAGACAATGCGTAATTGAAGATGAATAGCTTATCGTCTAGATCAATCGTGTCAGTGTAAATCTTACCAGGTTCACGAAGAGTATAATCATTCGGTGCCATGGTGATTTCAGGCTGGACAACAGTCATACATGTTACTCGGTCAATCGTGTAGAACAGGCTTTCAGCCTTCTTGGGATCTTTGAGGATATCATAAATGGTATCCTCAACATCGTCATTAGTTGCTCCGAGATGCTTATTTGCAATCGTCGAAGATAGTGAATCGAAGTTCTGCAGCAAGCCCGACTTGATGAGAACCTGAATGTTAAGTTTTTGTACGAGAACCAACTGGCCTGAAGGTACAGTAATTTCTTCGTAACCTGTAGCCCCGTTAGAAGAGCCCCAAGTGGTTGGTGCGTATTTGTCTTCGTAGTTAGAATCTGACATCCTAGTGCTCCGTTCTAGATTTATATTAGGTTAGCTGGGTAAGTGCTTCGTTGTGGATAAACTCGTAGAGCTTATCTTCACCTTCGTTCTTGAGAAGAGGTAGAGCGGATCCGCCACCCTTCATCAAGAAGAATTCACCATCGGAGAATTCACCCTCGATCTTCTCATCCAACTTGCATCGGTAGAGAACGCAGTGCACGTCGCCGCCAGAGTCGGAAATAGCACGACCCGTGATTTGGAAGTACGGACGAGCATCAGAAGTGTTCTTGGTGTAAGTCTTCTTCTCGTTACCAGAAGTACCTGTCTTAGTAACTTTACCGCCGTTAATGGCAGCCAAAGCCTCAAGCGGAATACCACCGGACTCGAAGTCAAACTTAACTTTTGCACCCTTACCGTGAGTAGCTACGACACGGTCATCACCGCGCAACTCTTCATAATCTTCCTCTTCCGAGAAAGAAAGCTTACGAGCGTTGGGCAGGTCGATCGACGGATCATTGCTTAGCTGAGTTCCCGCAGGATCAGAGAATTTCTTGATCTTGATATCGCGAATACCATAAGGTAGCGCTGTTTCTGCAATAGCCATTTTCACCCTCTCTTAGGTTTACGGTATCTTAATGTCTCGATTAGCGAGCCATCTTCAGTGTTGAATCGATGTAAAACTACTTCATCTTTATTATGTTTACATAATTGCGATTTACACAAAATCTCAATCACATTATTATCAACAATAATTCCGTGAAGTTTGTTCTTACATCTAAGATTAAGACTCGACTCCATCTTCTGGTTTCTCCGTCTTATCCTTAGCAGGGTCGACAATCTCAAAGTCATTGTCAACATTTTCAAAGTAATTGAAGAGACGGGTGTCACCCTCAATTTCCTGGATACGACCGTTCAGGGCGTTATCAAAAATCACGCCGTCGTGTTGAATGTCGATGCCTGCAAAATCTTCGCTAGAGATAATGCGAACGTCTGCAGTACCAACGTACTTCACAGTTTTCTTCATATTAATCACCACCTATCTGTTTGATTCAATTTTAACTGTTTGGAATTAGAAATGATATTCTTTTAAGAGTACATTCGAAGACATCATCGAATAGGTCATCAGACAAGCCGTTGAAGAGAGCTAAAGGAAGTCGCACATTGTCCTTACCGACATATTGCTCGACTTTCATAAACTCTTTAATACAAAGATCTGATAATTTATCTATACGAACGTACGTAGGTTGAGGATCATATATCCACAACTCGAATGTCAACTTACCATGTTTACCGAAGATGGGATCAACGTTTCCCCATTTCACAACGATAAATGGTGCTGTTCCCAAAGGATTCTTCAAGTTGAAAGAACTAAAAATCCTTTTCTCAGGAATTATACTTTTAACTGCTTTTGCCGTTATTTCACGAACGGCTGCTCTAGGAATCAAAACAACCTCTGTGCAATCTGTCGGATAACTACAGGATAAAATTTATCAATGGTTGGTTCAATGATTGCGTTCTTTCCGCCGAAACGAACCTCGAGCCAAATACCGTACTCCACTGTATGGAACAATGTGAGAGTATGCGTATTACCTTCTTTTCGTCGAGTAGCTGTTAAGCCACGACGAGCATCTCCTGTACGGTCTTTCCAAGGTGCGTTAATCTTTGCATCATTCTGCATCAACCTACGATGCTCTTCCATGACATTCGCAATTGTCTTATTTGCATGCTGTGGGAAATTGCGAATCCTAGGACGTAAAGTATCACGCGTAATCTTGAAATGACCTGGGGTTCTCACCATAATAGTTTACCCTGCCCTTTCTTTCATAACCGTTGTAGTGAACAATAGATTCAACAATGTAGAATTCATTGGTTATTGGATTTTCCCAGAAGTCATTTTCTTCCATTGTGCAATCCCAAGAACCAAGCAATATGAATTCATATTCATGCATTCGCCCAACTAAACCACGTTTGTACTCGTATCCGTCTCCCTGAGGGATGAGACGGAATTTCTGAACTGGGCGTGGTGAAAGATGTTTGCGAATTGCACCACCGTCAGTTTGTTCCTCAAATAGTTGAGGAACCAAACTGATGTTCATTGGATTAGCTTCAATAAACCTCTGTGTTTGCTTTCGCAAAATTCCCAATTCAACCGCCCGGGCAGGGGGTGTTTTCGGAGGCTTATTAAGGGGCGTAACTCCTGGTCTTGGGATATACATTATCGCCTCTCAATGTAATTAACTCGACCTGGACGTTTAGTAGGTTTGGTAATATCCTCCCCTTGCCCAGACTTTGCTAGATCACGAAAATATTTTGCCATCGAAAGCAAATTCTTGTGAACATCAGACATTTTGCGACTTGAGCCTGATTCGCTAATGTCAACGAGAGAAGCAGCCTCAGTTGCCTTAATATCTAACACATTTGCCGCAGTTAGGTTAATTGACCTATTATTTTTCAGATATAGGTCCCAAATCTGCGTGTCAGAAAGCTCTGTCGCGCCTGTAAGCAGACGCACGTGCGCGATTATATTAACATCCATGATAACTCTTTACTATGAAGATTAGGAAACAAAATCAGGACGGGCTTTATTCATATTTGCATTCTTAACTGCACCTTGAAGCACATCACCTTCATCGTACAAGTTTCCTGAAATGACGTTACCACCGAGCTTAGTAACTGGCGTAGCTGGTTCACGGTGAATCTTAACCATCCAGTCACATTCGGATTCAGCGATAGTTTTACGATACCGGTTACCTCGAACAATGTTGCCTGATGGATCGTAAATAGCGACTGCTGCCCAGTCGCTTCGCTGACGTCCAGAGGGCTCTAGACGCTTCTTATTCTCCAAACCAACATTGCTAATTTGGTTCCCTTCAATGATTGTACCAATACCTGAACATGCGACACCATGATTGTAGGCTTCGCCAATGTAATTATTGGCCACAATACTATATTCACCGATAGAAATACCGTTATCGTACGAGATTGGGAGAATGTTACCAATAACACTCGTAGCGTGACAAGGCTTAGTAGCACCAATCGGTTCGAAAGCAACCGTGGATTCTGTCATCGTAATGTTGTTATTCGTGATAAGAGTCCGAATCGGCGCTTCAAGTGTATTCTTCGAATTGTGGTTAAGCCCAATACCCATACCGCCAGAAACGTTGGTAATAATATTTTCGTTTAGAATAACATCTTCTGCACTATTCTGTACAAGAATACCGAACCCAGTTGCGGGAGATGTTTCTGTTTTAGGAACGATAAGTCCAGCAGCGTTAAGGCGATTCTGGCGAACACGAACTCGCTTTGTCTTCTTTGCGTCATAGCCTTGTACAACAAGAAGAGAAGCAGAGGCATTGCTTAGCGAACATTCAACGACTTCACATTCTTCAACGTTCGACATTTGAATACCGTTGATGCTGCGAGAATCTTTTGTACACTTCATATCGAGACTGAAGTTACGGAATGTAACTTTCCTAACGGCATCTCCACCACCTGCAAATATAACTGCAGGACCAGCGAATACAGCAGGATTGATAGTGAGAATGCCAGCTTGAAGACATCCGATTTCTTTACCACTAGCCTTGCGTAGTGTTAAAGCTTTTGTCGTGTGACATTCTCCGCGTAAGCGTACAGCATAAAAACGTTCACTGTCCAAGGCCTGTTGTAGGGTCGCTGTAACATCACCAGGGCCTACATAAGCAACTGTCTGAATTACCTCAGTAACTGCTTTGTTCACCACGTCAGAAATGATGTTAGGATCAACAGGAGTCTTCTTTAAATCTTCAATTTCTTTTTTAGTAGCGAAATTATCAGTGTTCACTGGAGCTACATACTTAACCTTGCGAACAAACGCGAGCTGTTTGTCAAGAATGACACCACGCGGTACAGAATCCCACGGGTTATTGTTCTCGTTTTCACTACCCTCAACGCCACTGAAAGTATCATCAGTGAGATAAATCATTCCCACATTTGACTTCTCAGCTTTAGCAAGAACATTATCAATGTTCTTCTCTGTAACGTTGTGAACCGTGTCCATGAAGCGAATTGGACTTTCGCTTGCGAAGTGGGCAGGGTTTACAGGAGCTTCAGTGTCATTCACATACTTATCCGCAGCTTTTTCAAAACGCATGAGAATGTCAGCTGCTTCAAGCAAATCAGGTTTGGTGTTGGTTCCCGGATTAGCAACAACTAGGAAGCCTTTGCCGAAACGCTTTTTGATCTCAGTATAAAGATCTTTATAGAATGCAATTTTAGGTGCTTCTTCAGCAGACCATCCATTGATCATTTCATCAAGGAATACACCCTCGACTTTGTACCAATCAACGTATTTCTGAATCTCGGCGAGAATCTCTTCTTTTGTTCGCGTTGCTTTAATCGTGCGAACATAGCCAACGTTAGGACGTCCAAATTCGCGCCACTTATTCGTGAGGTTCACGAACTCCTGAATCTTAGTATCACCAGCTCCTGAGCGCGGGTTGATGATAGCGAATCCAACTACATCAGCATTTGCGAAAAGAGTTTCCCATTTGGAGCCAGGTTGATCTTGATCAGCCCACCAATAAGTAACAGGTGTCCAATACCGCTTAGTTGCATCGAACCAACGGAAAGGATTGTCTCCCTGCCCAAGCTTACTTACAGCTTCATTCACTAGCCTAGTTGCATCGTCAGCTGAGATAAATGATTTTGCTTTCAAAAGTTCTTCAGCTACACGCGTAACTTCCTCTTTGCTTACACCCGGTGTTTTGGGAAGTTTATCAATTTCACTGGAAATTAATTCTTTAGCTTTTGTTTCCGAGATACCAGTGTCGATGGTTCGCAACTTCTCGTCGACAATTTCATTTACTTTATTGGTATCTACTGTAGGCTTAGGTAACTTTTCAATCTCGCCAGTGATAAGCTCTTTAGCTTTAGTCTCCGAAATACCTGGATTGATGGTACTAAGTTTATCATCAACGATTTCATTTACTTTTTCAGTAGTAACACCAGGAGTTTTAGGCAGCTTATCGATTTCACTCGAGATAAGTTCTTTGGCTTTAGTTTCAGAAATACCTGTATCAATAGTTTTTAGCTTCTCATCAACAATTGCGTTTACAGCGTCGATGTTAGCAGGAGGTCCAGGTGGACCAGCTTCTCCGCGTTCTCCTCGCTCGCCCCTTTCTCCAGGCGTCCCATCTTCACCTTTGACTCCCTGTTCGCCTTTTAAACCAGGTGCGCCTTGTTGTCCTTGTTCTCCACGTTCTCCAGGAGGTCCAGGTAAGCCTTGAGGACCACGTTCACCTTGTGGGCCTCGCTCTCCAGGTTCTCCTTTAGCGCCTTGAATCGCAGGTAAGTTTTTGATCTTATTATCAACAAGCTTATCAACCTCTTCTTGAGTTACTGTACCGCTAGGCACATCTAGAGGATGTACAGGCACAGCAATCTTGTACCGAATAGAATCATCCAATACAATTGTGTACTCCCCCGGATCGGCATAGAACGAGAGGTTACCAAGAGCATCAGTGAAAATTGGGTTCGGGGCAGGGTTGCCTTTAGTGTGATCGAGATAGAGATCTGCAAGTTGGTTTTCACTATTTAAGACAACAACTTGCACATTAATTGCAGGACCATCACTGAATCGAACATCTTCAGGTCCCCAAAGTCCGGCATATTTATACGCCATTCTTATCTCCTTCGTAGAACTTTAGCTTTTCTCTAACAGAGTTTAGCTCCATTTGTAGTTTTACTATAAGAACTCTCGCAGATAATAATTCACTCTGCGTCGTCGCTAGTTCCTTATACGTTTCATTGTACAGGCTTTGTAAGCCCTCCATTTCAACGACTGCGGCTCCTAAACGAGCTTCGTACATTTCTCGACTAATGTCGAATATTTTTCCATTGTCTTTTATGTCATCTAAAATCCTATCACTCTTTGCATGGCATATTGAACGAAATACACCACCGATGGCCTCGCGGTTATTCCACAAAACAGTAATAGTAGCGACGAAGATACTAACATATACAACAATGGGATGTTGCATAATAGAACTTGACACTAGAACCTCTTATTTATTTAGAATTCGTCCGATCTCAGCTAATTTAAATATCCGAGCATTAGACTTAGAAAACATATAGTGAAATATCGCAACTACAAGGATAAAGTTCACCGAATTTCTATAGCCGGGGAAGCCATCATAGAGCTCGTCAATGAACATACTTACACCTAAACCGATATACAGCACAAAAGCAATTGCATGCAAAATGCAGAGTGCACCAGGTTTAGCCACAACGCAAAAGAGGCAGATAGATATACCCACAAACATAAAAAGAAATGCCCATAGATTAATGGAAAAAACCTTTTCTATGGGCAAATACTTAGCCATCTTGTCTAAGTAATAATCTATCCCTCTCAAAGTGGCGGATATTCCGAGAAATATTTGACAAAGAAATACTTCTTTTGGATGAAGAAACGCCCCTTTATCAAGAGACGGCAATCGCATTGTTACTTGAGAACCGGAACGATCGACGGGTTATCTTTTTCTTCACCACTATCACGGCTAGCAATAGAAGTGAGAAGCGACAGGACACCAGTTGTAGCCGCCATAGAGAGTGTCTCTACCCAGTTAACATCTGCGATGTGGTTGGACGCAAGCCACAGACCTGCAAGCGCAACAAGGAATGTCTTCATTGCACGCTGGAAAGAGTCAATCCAGAAGTTGTTGGTAAGAACTACCTGGCTACTTGCAACGTTAAGAACGAAAGTGCCAAGAGTAGTGATCCCGACAGCACCAAGAATAGTGGCCCAATCCATCCCAAACAGACCAACGCCTGCGGCGAAAAACGGAAGAAGCGTCTGGGCAAAGGTTTTGATGGTCTTCTCGAAAACCATTCCCCAAAAGTCGGCCTGCATGAAATTGCCGTTGGCCTCTTCTACTTCATAAGAATGTGCACCCATAACTTCTCCTAACTAAAGATGCTCAAAACTTTGTCTTTGAATACCTTGAAGGCGCTTTCGAGCTCTTGCTCTTTGCTAACCTCTGTATTATCAGACGTTTCAATTTTATCATTTTCGTCTTTATTTTCAGTACTCTCTGAAGTCTCTACCACTTCTTCAACCTTCTCTTCTTTTGGAGCTTCAGGAGCTTCAACTAACTCACGATTCTTGACTTTGAACTGCATAACCTTGTACGGCCATCCAACATCTGTGTTCCACTGAGAAACGAACATGCTAAACTCGTCAAGTGTAGCTCCAGGAACGATCGACGGACCATAAAGCTGAGCGATATGGTTATCGTCTTCCATTCCCCATGAAGTACCGTAAATGAGGTCATGAGTTTCAGCTGTGTACACGTTAGCTGTTGGGTGATCAAGAATCTTAACAGCAATCTTGTATAGCGTTGCGTCGAAGTAGACAAGCAGCCACTTATCATTTACTCGACGCAAACACATTTCACCAACATTTGTACCGCCGAAGATTGTGGTTAGCGGTTTACCCCAACCCCATTCACCATCAAATCCCCATACTTCAATTTCGCCAGGATTCTCAATCTTGAATCGGAACAAGTGAATTGGGTTACTGCGATCAAACTTGGTTGTGAATACATAAATGAATTCATCTTCGGGATCATACTCCATTGTCCAAAGCTGACCCATGCTCTGTAAGAAGTCACCAGGATAGGTGTGAATAAGTTCCCACGAGATTCCGTAGTTCTCAGTTTTGTAAAGCTCAACTGCTTCGACATTTCCGAGACCGCGGTTCACCATGACATGCATATAGGTAACGTCACCAATCGTCAGGACATCTCCAGGAAGCTTTGTCAGCCCGTCCACGTGTTCGTATGGCAGCAACTGATTGACACGTTCTGGATCACTTCCGGCAGCCCTAGACCATACAACGCGATCATTGTCTGTATTGCCAATCAATCCGATTGGCGAAAGCCATTCACCTGAGCCTACACCCTGCCCACGGAACGAATCTCCAAAGACAGACAGAATCATACGATTGCCCATCTTTGTCATTACGCCTAAGTCCGTAGATACAATGTCATACTTCCCTGTATATTCGGGTCCTGTAACATCTTGCATCTTCGTGACAATGTACTTTGATTCTTCCACTTTAGCCTCCTCATGCGGTGCTAAATCTTCTCCAGTGAAAATAGCTTTAAGTTCATTATAAGAACCTTTAAAAGCATTAACGTCGACACCCTGAAGATAGCCAGCCACGACACCGTGTTCACCATACTGCAAGAACTTGGTTTGGTGTGGAGCCATGTAGGTCCATCCTGCGGAATCATCTCCAGGGTAAATGCTACGATAGTTACCTGTTGGGTTCTTACCGTAATAGCTTAACCAAAGATGTTGGGCAGGGAGTGGATTTGTGTCCCATCCAGGGATACGAGACCAATACCATTTGCCTGTGTAGACGATCGGAACTCGGTATCCTCGACGTTCAATTGCTTCACGCAGTTCATTAAAGAACTCAAATTTGTATCCCGAGTTTTCTTCAATGTCAAGTGCAATTGGGATGCGAGTGTCATTCACGTGTTCAGCGATGGTGCTAGCTTGATCCTCAATGGAGCTTCCTGTTGCCCACACGTAGTGATAAGCACAAACCAAAAGTCCGGCTTCCCTAGCATCCTGTAGATGGCTGTGGAATACAGGATCTTTCCAAGTACCTTCGGTAGCTTTGATGAAGACGTATTCCATTCCCTCTGCTTTAGCACGTTTCAGAGAGATTGGGTTTTGATGGTTTGATACGTCAAGACCGAAGATCGTCCGTACTTGGTCATTCGGCTCATTTGCAATTACTTTATATGTCGCAGTATATGCATCAACAGGTTTGCCGTCAAGAGGATCAACAGCACCATTATCAGCAAGGTATTTGAGCGGATTCATATCCTGACCACCAAAACGGCCAGGGCGTCCGAATACCTCAAAATGGAGATGAGGACCACTTGAACCGCCTTCACTACCGACGAGAGCGATCATGTCTCCGGCTTTAACTCGCTGCCCGTATTCAACAGTGAATGAATGTGGCGGCATATGTCCGTAGACAGTGTCAACACCAAGTGTATCTTGGTGATCAATTACAATCCAAGAACCGTATCCTTGAGGATCATCATTCTTACCAACATGACAAACCCAACCGTCCGCCATTGCGTAGATTGGCGTGTCAAAGTTTGCTTCGAAATCGATTCCTCGATGTCCTGGGCGTTCAGGTGTTCGATACCCTGAACCTGGCCTATATTCCCCTATATGAAGGGGCATAACTATTTTTCCCATATATACATAATAAAACAGCCTAGGTAAAACCTAGACTGTCTTATTATTTACCGATTACTTAGCTTCAGCTTCGGGTTCAGCTTCAGCCTCGGCTTTGGCTTCAGCTTTAGCTTTAGCCTTGGCGATCTTAGCAGCTGTAGCGGCATAATCGCGAGCAATCTGTAGCTCTTCGGATCGACCATTCACCTCAAGCCATTCAATGTCTTCAGACGTTGGCTTCTTCAAATCAACTTGACGGCTCATTAGGAGTACACCTCCGGTGGGGTATAGGCACCGGTGGCAGCAATTTTCATTGCGATACCGTTACCGCGGTGGCGAACACCGGTACCAAAACCGTGTATATAATTTGAATTAATAAGGGGATAATCTGCACTGCGATCTCCTGCCATTAGTTTGAGGCCACGGAGCTCAGCGTTCTGATGCTCACGAAGACCAATTGGGTTGTTAATTGCGGAAGCACCACCGGTGACGAATGCAAACACGTAACCAGCGGGGATGTAGTCTTCTTCGATGATAATCGCGCCACCGTAAGAACCGGCAACAGGGAGACCCTGGAACTCGTTCGGAGGCTGAGTGCCAAGAAGACCAGCGGGGGTCGTGAGCAACTGGGCAGGGGCGCTAGGACCAGGAATGAAGTCATAAAGCGCAACTGCGTTGTTGGCATTAGTGACATTCGCACGGAAACGGCGAATTGCATTCACTTCACGAGAGTTCGCCAGAATCACAGTCTGGGTACCAGTGTTAGAACCCAGGCCGAGTTTCTTGAAGCGATCGATGATATCCTCAATGTCACCAGAGTCAATGGCGTCAGCACCAGAGACGAGATAGTGCGTGTAGGTACCATCAAACTTGTTTGGACCAACAGGCGGCGGAACAGTACCGTCACCGTTATACATTGCGTACACAGTGTAGTTGCGGTTCTTGATGCTTGCTTCGCGGTTCTTGTTGTTGAAGGCAGTCTTCATAACCTCGTTGAAGAGTTTACGGTTATCTGCTTCAAGAACGGATGCATGTACCGACTCTACCTGAGCCGCAGAAGCCTCGGAGAGGTACTGCCAAGTAAATCGAGTAGCAACATCGTACCAGTCAAACGAGAAGCCCATCTGGAATACGTTAGCACCAGTGCGGATCGACTTCGGAACACCGAACTCGGAAGCGAGCTCGAAGTCGTCGGTGTTCGCCTGGACAACGTCCTCAATGGGGTTGTGCACAGGGTACGTGAGCAGGTCAACAATCTTGTTGCGACGCTCGTTGTGGATACCAATAACGTTCTGGAACTCATTCCAGATTTCGTTGAGGTCTCGGCCGTCCGCTGTTTTAGTTAGGACGTCACCAAGAGTAGAATAACCTTTAGCCATTTTTACTCCCTATTACTTCTGTCCAACGCGGACAACGAAACGTTCTTTTTCAATGGTGAAACCAAGCGGTGTACCCGTCTTAGTTGCGTTAATAGAACCATCATCGAAACCGTAAAGACGAGTTCCGGCAGTAACACCAGTCATCTCAACAATTTCACCATGGGTCATAACGTCGATGATATCACCAATGTTCTTCGGGTTATGGCCAATCACAACACCAAGCATGTTCGCATTGCCGTTACCCTTGATGATCTGGCCGTTGGCATTTACACCAACTGCAATCGGCTTCCCAACATCTGCCTTTTCAATTTTAAAAGCAAGAGGACCACGAAAGCCGCCAGAGTACGGATCATATTTATCAAAATGAGCCATTGTTATCTCCTAGCGTCGAAGTGAAGGATACTTCTTCTCAAGTGCAGCGCGGGCTGCGTTTTCTACTTTAACACCTTGCGTCTTCGGAGCAGTAGTGCCTGTTTTCTTTACTTCTTCTGTCTTTACAAGATATGGGTCGCTTTTCGCAAGAGCTGCAATAGCATCGTCCATACCTTTGACAGTTCCATCTTCATTGATTGAAATTGCACTTCGATCCAAAAGCCGCAAAGCGGTTACAGGATTATGGAATCGGACGTTAGTATTCATCAAGAAGGCGTTCTCAATTGCACGCTGTGTTACGGCTTCTTGTAGAGAATTAACCTGTGCAAGAGCTTCGTCTCGCTCAAGTCGAATTCGCTCATTTTCATCAAGTTTTTCGCGATCGATTTCTTTGAGTTTGTTTTCAGCAGAAACTCGAGCGCGATCTGCGGCACTTAAACGCTTCTGAAGTTCAGCGATCTGAGTAGCGTAATCATCGTCAGCATGATTAGTTTTCGCAGAGTCATTCTGCTCTTCATTTACTTCGACGTTCTCAGAATCATTTACCTGATTCTCGACGTTTTCTAGATTACTATCATCCATTTTCTTAACCCTTCTGTACGACCCGCGCAATTTGAGCGGAGCTTACATTTTGATTATATTATCGAAGTTTCTTGTATGCAATTTCCTTTAGACCTTCTAGTTCCTTAGTTGACTCCTCAATCTCATCTGTCGCTCTTTCTCTAAATCCTGCAAATGACGGTCCACCTTTATAAACAGGCTCAATCCAACAAAGACAGTTAGGATGAGGCTTATTAGGAACAGTGATCGGCGTATAAAACGGTTCTTTCGCATATCTATCACAAATGTCAACTTTCGGGTGG